TGTATTTTCACCATCACGCTTAGAATCAACTATCCCAAAGTCAAACCTTAATGACTGAAAGTTGCCAAGATTAAGGGTGTATCCAAGTGCCACTGATATTTTTGTATTTTCGTTTTCCATTACCCCACCATTTCTACTGTTAAATATTCTCTGCCCAAACAGGAATAAATCTACCATCTTCGGTCTTCGTATATGTAAGTATACCGTCCCCCATGCGCCTTGTCAATTCTTGACTTGTAGGCGTTATATTATTTGTTATAAGTCCATCTTTTCTTGGTTGTCCTATATGTATAGTAGCAAGTATAGCACGGATCTCCCTAACCATGCTTTCTGAATAATAAGATCTTATTTGCCAACCCCTTTCACCATTTAATCTTGCTCCAATAGGTGGCGGAATCATTCCAGTCTTAATTAATTTAGGCATATATTTTCTGTGACGATTAATTAACTTAGCAGTCTCGGCAACGGTATATGCACGTTCTCTATATTTTCTAAAGTCAGATCTTAGGCAAGTCTCAAGTCTATCTTTATTAATATTGTAAACAGAAACCATTCCTGTAGATCTTGAACTATGATGAAGTCTTACAAGATCTCCATTTAGAAACCATATTTTTTTATTTCCTTTTATTATAGTTTCGTTATTGTATGCTTCGCTCTCAATAATTCCCTTGCTAGTAACCATCTACCTTCTTCGCTTTCTGTTGGTGGATGAAAAAATTTTCTTTGTCCACAACCCATACAGTATGTTTCCATATGTTGAATGCTACTATACTGTCTATCAACAAATATTCTACCCTTGCATTTTTTGCAAGAAATCATTTTATTTTTTATCCTTAGTTTGGAATGCCAATAGCAAGCAAATGAACTCCAATAGTTAGGTTTCCAGAAGTTCCAAACTTAACAACACCTTCTATTCTAGATGTTGTTACAGATGTTAAAACAACCCTAACGTCTTTTCCTGCTGGAGTATTAGAAAAGTTTTCTATTGTTGCAGATACAATTGGTGGATATTTAAAATCAGAGATTGTTGCTGAAAATGTTTTTTCATTTCCTGCAGAAATTGTTGAGTCATTCACAACATCAATATATTTGCCAACTATTTTGGCTTGAGATGTTTTTATATTTTCTTTTTGATTGCCTCTTTCAATTTCTGTATAATTAAAAGTTGCAGAAGAATTTTGAGTTGATAAGTCATTGACTGTATCAACTAAACTATATATATATGTTACATCAAGAGGTTGTCCTCTTTCTGGTAACGGTAACTTGGCCATATTTGCCTCCTATTTTAATTATACCAAAGGTATTACGCCTGAATCAAAAATTTCCAAATATTCAAGCCTTGGTCCTAAAAAAGACTCAAGTTGTACAATAACACGAACATTGGTGAGTCCATTATTAATAAAAGAATATGTTTTTCCATAGGCAACGCCATTAAAAGTTGGCTCTTCATCATCAAATCCAACAAATACGTGAAACCTATTTCGTTCAATTTCATACCCAGAAGGCTGAACCTCATTTCCCCAAGTAACATTAATTATGTTACTACTTGGATTTATTAAAACTTCTCCTGTTGCAGTTCCTGCTTCAATAGTCAAAACCCTTTGTATTGGAGACCACTGAGAAACTCTTGATCTATCTTCAGATATTATTCTATATCTAAAAAGATACCCAGCGCCTGGCTGTAAAGTATTTGATTCATCTAAGTAGTAAATTGGAGTATAGTAAAGTGGCAAAGAATTATTTTGTACAATTGATTGCCTGATTCCTGCGTCAGCCACTAAGAAACTCCTTCACCAAAAACCTGTAAACCAAATCTAAATTCAATATAATTTCTTGTATTTGGACTTTTAACAATTGTTGTTGCTCCATTAGTTTTGGCTATAACATACCCAACAAGGCCATATGTTGGACTTATGTTTGTTACGTTTTCTAATCTTAATGCATCTAAGGCAATATAATAGTTGGGAGATGGCAAAAGAGTTGGACCACTATCTTCAACAAGAACACAAGAATATATTTTTACATTTGTTACCAAATCCCAAGTAAAATTTGCGCTGGTGTATAGTTCTTGTAATTGTTTTTTTACAACGAAATATCTTTCAGTAGACAGATCATAGGCTCCCCCGCTACTATCATCTAAGACTTCTGCTTCAAATCTTGCATATTCTGTTCCATTAGTTGACGCAAATTCAACTAAAACTCTTGCGCCATATGGCGGAGTTACCGAGTCTCCATCTTTATTTATTAAAGAAAATGCAAGTCTTAATTCATCTGCTGGAGAATTTTTTGAAAAGTCAAAAGTTTTTCCTGATAACCTTATGTAGTTAGATCCACTTTCAATAACAAAATGATCCTGTGCTGGACCACTATCTTCTTCAATTGTAATGTCTGCTTCATCACCCTGAATAATAATTGCATTATTTAAAAATCTTGGTCTTTCAAGTCTTTCTGTTCTATTAGTTTTAAAAAATATTGCGTTATCAGAATTTGTTTGAAAAACTGAGTCTGCAACTGAAATAATGTTATCGTTTGCTGGAGAGTCAAGTGCAGATAAAAAAGTATTAATTTCAACAGTTGAAACTCCATTATGATATTGCCATCCTTCATTTTGACTAAAAATAAAAATTGGCTTACTATCATATGCTCCTGCTACTGGGTTTGATCCTGCTGAATAAATTCCTACTTCAGAAATTTCATATCTTTCTTCTGTTGGTAATTCTGCAGTAAATACAAGTTTATCTATTCCTGCTTCATTAACAAATCCTTTTGAAGAAATTGGAACCCGAAACATTTCAAAATCAAGATTTTCTTTTATTGAATAGTCTCCGCTAGGATCAGCAGCATCTAGTGGTTTTGCCCCACAGCCAACTGCAATATAGGATGCATAAGAAGGAGTGTCTCCAAGCAAATATTTGCCAATAATGCTTTTCCCAATATTTGTTATCACAAACCCTATTCCTCACTATCTATGCTATATAGTATATCATTTTGAATGACTTCAACCTCTACTCTTTCGTCCTCTTTTAAGTTTATAAATTCAACTATTAAATCTCCAAAAACATTAATATAAAAATTATCACCATTAAGCCCGTTTCCTTCTTCTGGAATTTTACTATTTAAATCAATAGGAAATCCCGAAAAATATTGTTTTTCTGTTTGTTGCAGATTAATAACATTATTAGGGTTATTTCTTTGTTGTATTATTGATAAATCCTTAATTGGCTGGTATGCAATATTTTGACCATTAACGGTATCATGTCTTGCTATATTTATTAGTTCATGCCCCCCAATATCTTCAAGAACTAAATTTGTCATAATTTCAGCAGGAATTTGATCATCATCAAAAATAATAATGTCTGGTTGTGCTGTTTTTACTTGTGGTGGTGGTGGAGAAACAATAACTGGCTCAATAACTGGTGCTGGTGGCGTTGGCTCTACATATGTATATGTAAATGTTGACTCTGTTCCTCCGCTTGGTGGAATTATTGTTCCACCTGATGGATTTATTGGTGGAGGAGGAGGTGGTGGCTCTACTGGCTGTTGTGCTATTGGTGCAGATACTTGACCTGGAAGTTTTACCGTTGTTCCAGACCAAATCATATTACCACCCTGATATTTTGGATCAGTTTCAAATTTAGGATTTAAATCTTTTAATTCTTGTAAGGATATTCCAGCATCACGAGCAATACCAGATAATGTATCTCCTGATTGAACCCGATAAGTTGTAGTTGGTGCACTAACATTTTGTATAGGGGTTTGAGAAAAAGAAGAAAGTGGATCATATGATACGGGGGCATCTAATCCATAATTATTTAAAATAGAATTTGCTGCATTATTTAATGCAGTATCTGCGGGAGTTGAAAGAAATGGATCACTTGCTAAAGCAGACATGTTCATTCCAGACATATCTAAAGTAAATCCACCAGTAACAGATTCTCCACCTTTCATTGTGTAGCCTCCTTAATTCCTTTTTGCCAAAGATGACAATATCCTTCAACAGTATATCCAAGATCAAGTCCTAGTTTATATACAAATGGTGATGTTGGAAGTCCAAAATAATTATATATTTTTTCTTGTGTTGCATCAGATAAGGCTCTCTCTGAAAACATTTTTAATATATTTGATTCACGAAATTCTTTAAGAACGTCAACATCTACTGCCATTAATCCATCATTTGCTTTTATTAAAACAGAAATTCCTGCTGGAACATTATTATAATATGCAACATATAAAAAATAATTAGGATCAAAAATTTTTTTAGAAAACATCTTTATTGACTCTTCTGATTTTAATTTTCTAATTTTTGTAAAAACTAAAAAAAAGTCTTTAAAAGTAACATCATTTAAAACTCTTTCTATTCTAACATTTTCATAATTTTTTTTACTTATTGAAAACGGCTTTTCCTCCCTATTCATTAAAGGAAATTTTCCTAAATACTTAAAGTTAAATGAATTTGCCCATAAATCTATATTTTTTTTATTTTTTTCAGTTGAAAAAATAATTCCATCACAATTAAAATGTTGTTTAATAATTGTTTGTTGCTCAATTGGGTCTAAATTTTCAATTATTGCAAAATTACAAGAATAGTGTTGCACTCCGCTTTTTGATATATATATATTTCTTTTATCTATAAAGGTAGAATTTTTTGATAAACATAAATACATAGGCGTTGTTTTTTTAAACATTTCCCAACTTTTCATATCATACCTCACTTAAATAAGCAATCATGCTTGGTCCAGTATTACTTCTAGAATACTCTATATTGTATACTACAAATCTGCTTGAGTCGGGAGAAACTAAGTCTAAACCAGATGAATCTTTATAATTTATTGAAACTATATCTCCTAATTGAATTATTGGGGTTGCAAAAATTTTAAGCCCTACAGATTTTTTAGGCTTCATAAATTTATTTATAAGCCATCCCATTAATTTTTCAGCATCATCTTGTGTTTGAATATATGGCGTATCTAATGTAAATTCATTATTTCCATAAATTATTCTGCTCATTTTAATGTTATCATATGCTTCTTGTTCAATAAGCGGAGAAATAATTTGAGAAGAACTATTTAAAACTGGGTTAGCAAAATTACTTCTTTTATTAAAATATTCATCTACTGTAAGTTCATGCGTTGTATCTTGTGTAAAAGTAATTCCTTGAATTCTTAAATAGTTTCCTGTTGTTTCATCAAGATTAAGTGGCATATCGGTAGAATTAAAAATTAAAAATTCAGCACCATAGGAATCTGCATAAAATCCAGAAACTGAATATCCTTTAATTTTGTTTGGGGTTGGAGATAATTGAGCATAGAGTGCTGGGTATGCCCTATCGTATTTAATGTTAAAATATGAGCACTCTCTCATTATTGAGCCAAACTCATCAAAATATATGTTGTATTCTGGTGGTTGTTGTGCACTTATTCCAGAAAGATAAGTTGATTGAAGTATACCGCTTAAAGCATATTTTCTAAATGACTCATTTAAATTTATTTGATTTTGTCCAAAAATTCCTTTTTCTTCTGGAGGTCTTGTTTTATTTATTACTGTATTTGATTGTGAAGTTTGTCCAAAGGCGTCAGAAATTGGAGAAGAAATTGTTGCAACAGTATTTTGTGAATAATTTTGCGATATTGCATATATATTTTCAAACATACAGCGAGAAGATCCTCTTACAAATAGCCCCATATTGTTATAAATTGGTAATGGGTCTGTATCGTCTACTACCTTAATTAATTTATTATTAATATATAAATAAAATCTTCGTGTTTGTCCAATATTTTCATATTCTACGGCTAAATCATAAACTGTGGTATTTTCTTCTCCAATAACTCTATTTTGTCCAGAAAAATTACCATCGTTTACAAGAATTTTTGATAAGCCACCCCAAAGTTTTATTGGAATTGCATTATTATTAGAAGCGTCTTTTTTAATTTTGTAAAAAACAATATTATTTATATCTATTTCAGATTGACCATCTTTATCTAATTTTAAGTATGACTCAATATTGTTTTCAGTCAATGCAATTATTTCAAAATAATATCCATTATTGGTTTCTGGATTTATCATAACTGCAAGACCTCCAGATCCTCCGCCTATAGATACGTTTTGATTTGCAGTTAAACTAGAAACTTGGTAATATGACATATTTCCTATTGGAGTCTGAATACGATTTTCGTTATTTTCAATTTTCCCAACAATTCTCATTCTAGTTCCAAAATGTCTATATGCATTATTTAATTGTTTATATACATAAGAAACAAAATTAATCGGAGTTTCTGTTGATCCAAAAGATGGTCCATTCATTACTAATGCTGATGACTGAATTGTTCCAGGACCAGTTGATAGCATGCTGTTTGTTTGAGTTTCTGTTAAAGAACTTGATGAAATAAAGTTTTTAATAATGCTATTTCTTGAAGTTTCTTTGGCCTTGTTATTATTAACCCCCGCAGCGCCAAGTACTGTTGCTGGAACTGATATGTTTTGATTTAGTGTAGTTGTAAATAAATATTCAGTTTTCATATCACAACCCTTAACATAATCGTTATTTGACGACCAATAAGAGTCTACTCCTGCTGAATGACCCGTAACTTGAGTTCCAAACTGTCCACGACCGTGCTCATACACCGAACCATTTTTTAAACGAGTAATTCCATCAACTGTTTCGTAAAATGGAGCAGCATAAATTCTTATTAATCCAGTAGGATAAATTTTTCCATTAAATGGTAATGATTTAAAATAATTTTGATATTCTTGATTATTACTAATCCAAACGTTACTGCTACCTTGCCTATGAGAACTTCTCCATTGTTGAATTTGTTCAGCCTTTTGTCCTTCTGTAATTTCTTTATTTGCTACCTTTTTATCTAAATTATCAATAAAGTTTACTGGAGCCAACCTTCCTGGTAAAACTATTTGAGGTTCAGATTCTAATAAAGACCCATCAGATTGTATTGGGTACCACAAACCAAGTGTAACGTTAAATTGTGCAGCATCATATTTAATAATTTCGCCATTAGAATAAAAGTATCCTTGATATCTTGTAAGCCAATAAATATTCTCTCCGACATCTAAAACATTGTTTTCAAGTTTATGATTAATAACTGATGGCACTGAGTCAGATAGAGATGAGTTTAATGGCATTGCTCCAAGAATATATTTACCTTGTTTAGAAGAAACCTCATTGATTGTTTTTGTTGAATCTGTTCCAGAAACTTCCCACAAAAGTGCTGGCTTGTATATCCAAGTTTTATCTCTATCAACTAAACTTGATTGATTTATAGACCCATAAGATCTTTGAATATATCTAGTTGTATAATTAATTTTTCCATTATTATAAACTTTTTTATCTTCTGAAGAAATTGAAATAATGTTAGGTAGTTGTCCAGAAGTTTGATTTTCAATTATTCCACTAACAGATTGATTATTTGATCCAGATAAAATTATATTAGTGTTTCTTTCTTCCTCTGATGGAAGCATATAATCTTTACTCATTACAATAAAATTATTGTATTCATCAAAAAACATTGCTGTTTGTGTTGATATTGCTAATTGATTTAAAACCTCTGCTACAGTTTGATCTGGAGCAATAAAGAAAAATGGAATTATTGGCTCTGCTTCGTTAGTTGTTTTATAAAAACTATAGTTACTAAATCCAATATAGTCAAGCAATAAGGTAATTGCATAACTAAGAGATGTCTCAGTAACAAGCATTCTTGGTGCTGGCATTGACTCTAAAAAGAAATAAAAATCTCTTAAAGATATCTCTAGAGTTCCTCCAGTAGTATCTGCCTGTGGAAATCCTTCAGAATACAAAGTTTTAATTGGAATCCAATAGTTATATTCGTTTACATTTAATATTTTTTCATAAAAAATAAATTTTATATTTTTACGAATATATTTACTAATTATACTATTAGAATTATTGTCATTAAATGCTTGATCGTCATCAAATATAAGAAGATTTCCAGTTGATGCTAATAGTTGTCCTACTGGTAAAGAAGTTTTTCCTAAATCTGAAAGTATTTTTTTAACAGTATAGGTTATAACTTTATCTGATATATCAACAACCAGTCTTGGAGACATCTCAATTAAATCAAAAGTGGAATCAAACTTATTCATTTTTTCTACAACTATTCTTATTCCACGAATATTTTGAAACTCTCTGTAAAATACTTTTCCATTTGTTGTTTCTTGAAAAGATAATGGATTAGTTAGATCTGTTAAAAAACTAGTTGTATTGTTAATTTTTTCATTACCCAATATCCAACCATAGGATGGGATGAAGGATTCGTATGATTGTTCATCTTGATTCCAAACATAATATGTTCCGATATTATTTTGATTTTGAATAATTAAATACGCATAGCCATGAGTTGATGATTCTGGAAGCAAGGTAGAAGATGAGTAGGTTTCTACTTGAACAAAAACATCTTTAAACTTATTAGGAATATTCTTTATTCCATATTGAAGTTCAACATATCCATCGTGAGAAATTATTTCTGAACCATCTTCACGTAAATCATTTTCATTAAACGCATAAGCATCTATCCAGTTATTTTCATCAAGAATTTGAATTTTCCACCTTGTTGGAGTGGTTTTATTTTCATTTCCATAGAATGGATCTGAAAAAATTTTAGATATATCTTTAAAGTTTCCAAAATTAATGTCTCCAACATTTGTTTGCATTTTTACTACAAGTCTATTTGTTGGAACATTTTCTTTATATACTACAAATGGAACCGCATCATCTATATAATAATTGTTATTTACTATTGTTTTAGCAATTCCTCTTTCAATATTATCTTCTGTTCTAAAAGAAGTCCAATATTTAAATTGATCATATCTAGAAGCCATATAATATCTTGGTCTTCTTGCAATGCTACTTCCAGAGTTTGAAAAATATTTACCCTTAAATGCTACCGCTTTATTAATTCCAGATCTGGGCCTAAAAGGTTTTATGCAATCTTCTAAAGAATATATTAATTTTAATTTTTCTTTTGTTGAAGTAAATGTTTGTGGGGTTTCATCATCATTAAATCCTCCACTAATAACAACGTCTGCATCGGTTGCTCCAGTATAATATTCTCCAATATCTTCAGCATCAAATGTGTTTGGTAAATTTAAAAATTGTGAATTATTTTCTTGCGGTCTATATCTATAGTTTCCAAGTTTGAATATATTATCTGGCATATTCATATTCCATTCAGCCAAAACTAATGACTGAGTTTGTATTGTTGCAGATGTTTCAAAGTGATTTTTTAAATCATTACTTTCAAACATTTAAACTTCTTCCAGGCTTACAGATATATTCCAAAGATCGTGATTAGTTGCCCCACGTTTTACAATTGAATAACTAAAATCAGAAAAATAAACTTGAATAATTTGATTATACCTATTTAAACCAGTATATTGATAATTTTGTCCTTCTAAATTGGTATATTTGTCATAAGCAAGATACATCCAAAAAGGTCCTTGGTGTGTTTCATACCAATCAAGAAGTTCAACTCCTCCAGCACCGCCGTCTGCTGTATATTCTAGTGTAGACCCTTCATTTGGCGCTATACCTGTTGATTCACTAAAATTTGGCATTCCTGAATAACTTCTTGATGGTAGCATATTCCAAGAAACTGACATACTTAGTTTGTCTGCAATATGATATGAACGCATACGTCCATTAATAGTTCTTTGTCGTTGTTCAATTCTTTGTGTATTAAATTGCATATCTGCCCTATTGTGATCAGACAATATAATAAACTGATCTATTAGGTCTGGATCTGTTTCTTCTGTGTCTGCTCCAACCTCTATGCCATTAGGCACGTATAGGCCATTAGAGAGGGTTCCAGCATTATTTGCCCATAAGATACCCTGTGGCCTAGTATACCTACGTCTACCAATTAAATAATTGCTACTAGCCATTAAAACCTCTGTCTTCTAACTCTTTGTAAATCAACATTTTTTATTTCTCTCATTACTGCTCTAGCAATATCATTAGGGTTTGAACTATTGCTATTAATGCTAAAGCCTAAATTATAATTATACACTGCAGTTGAGTTATCGTTTACAGATGTAGAAACATTATTTACTGGCATACTTGGAGATCCCCCGCCTCCAAGCATTGATGGGTATTTAGATTCATTAATTCTTTCAAGCAATGGCCTGTATGCTTTTGTTGCTGCTTTATTAACAACAAACTCTCCAGGGGTTAGCATTGCTGGTACCGTGTCTGACCCCATTGCTCTTCCACCATAGGCCATATATTTTGGAATTATTCCTCCATTTGCCCTTCCAAAAATAGATTTTCCAATATTGCTAATTCCTGAAATAAGAGATTTTGTACCAGATACAACACCAGAAACGATTCTTCCTGGAATAGACGCTACTGCAGAAACGGCTTTTGATATAGGAGATGTTACTGTAGATACAACTTTTGATATAGCATTGTTTGCAAGGTTTGTTCCAATAGTTCTCATCGCTACAGATGTATTTAGAGGGGTAGTAGTTGGTTTGGTTGCTCCAAATAAAGGATTTCCTGATCCATAATTAAAGGCACTAGTTCCTGGTGGATACATACCTGTACCACTAGTTCCTTGACTTACCCCCGCTCCTTTGTCTGAACCCTTGTCAGATCCTGGACCTGTACCACCACCTGGACCTGTACCACCATCTGGACCTGTACCACCACCT